AGGGGAACAAAATTCAGATCCCCCGCCGCCCAATCTTGCGACATTTCACCATTGAAGATTTTCCCGTCATATTGACCGTAAATCAGAATTTCCGTTTCCTGCTCCTGTTCGGCGGGCTTGTCCTTTCCGCTGGAAGAAAGTGAACCAACTGCAAAGCCCGCAAGAGAAAACACAAATCCGATAATCAGCCAAGAAATCAGGATTCTTCTACCTATCGAAGTTTTCTTGATATTTCTTGAATAGTTCATCTGTGTAATCCTTTCTCATTTCCAAAGTGTGAAGAATATCTTCTTCTACCGTACCGGGACAAATCATCAGGTAATAGAAACAGTTCTGTTCTTGTCCGATTCTGTGAATTCGTTTTTTGCTCTGTTCAAACAGTTCACTTCTATCTGTCAAAGAAAAGTAAATGATTCTGTTCGCCTTTTGCAAATTCAAACCCATTGCCCCGGCTTGATACTGCACGAAAGTAATTGAATCGCTGTGTTCCTCATAGGCTTGCAAGTCCTTGATTTCTCCATTGACTACCGAAAAAGGGCGTTCCAATTCAGCAAGGGCGGCTTGCATTGTGTTCAATTCCTCGTTGAAGTTGTAGAACACAATCAACCTATCTTCTGTTGATTGAACCAAATCCTTAAAGGCTGCAACCCGTTCCTTGTTCAAGTAGCTGCACATCATCCGGGCGTAAATTCGTTTTGAAAGAATGGTATCGCCTATAAATTCCCGTCCTTCAATCGTAATCACGGCATCCCGCATGAATTTCCGGTATTCTTTGGTTGTTTTGGAATGTACGGGAACAATCACCTGATCCGGCAAATCAAAAACTTCTTCCGATTTCATAAAGATTGCCCCGTGTTCTTCCAGCTTCTTTTTCAAGCGGTCAACATTCTTGTAACCCGTGATATGGGGAATCCTGAATCCGCTGTTTTCGTCCTCTATCCACTCCATTTCAACATACTGCTTGTAAAACAAGTCTTTGCTGATAGTCCAACCAAGCAAACGAAGCTGCGACCACAATTTTTCATACTTCCCGGCTGTTGGTGTACCGGAAAGAAGAATCACATTTGCCGGGTGCATTTTCAGGATGAACTTTGACCGTTTCGCCCCCTCATTTTGGATAATGGAACTTTCATCAAGCATCAGGGTAAACCCGGTTATATGGGCGAAATATGAACGCCTGAATATCAAATCATAGTTGATAACGCCCACGCACTTCCCAACCGTTCCCGTGAATTCTTCAAGTTGCCTTTTGTCGGTCAGATCAAACACGGTAAGCGGGTAATGTTCCCGGAAGTGTTCAATCCAATCATCAATTTTCGACTTTTGGCAAACCAGCACGATTGTTTCAGGGAAGGAATTTGCTTTTTCCGAACCGACAAAGGTTTTTCCTAAACCCATATCAAGGTAATAAGCAACCCGGTTGAATTGTTCGGTTTCCTCTAACGCTCTTTGTTGGTGGGGGAATAGCTGCATAAGCAAACACCCCCTTAATCTTCATCAACATCAATTCCGGTGATTTCCTTGAAAATTTCCTTGTCAAAATTCGGAATAGATTTGATAATCTGCTTTTTGCGTGGGGTAAGGTTGCGCCACCACATAGCCGCACACCCGGTTTTGTCAAGCTGCTTCAAGTAACCGCCCGTAATTTCCGCTTCCGGGAACGCTGCCTTTTCTTCATCCGTCATATCCTCGAACCAAATCCATTCAAGAACATCACCGGGGATTTCGTTCAAAATTCGGCGGGCATCGCTTTCAATCCAATCTCTGTAAGTCCATTCGGAAGGCTTATTGAATAAGTAGATTTTCGGTTCAACCGTATTGAAACACCCGTTGGAAAAGCTGCACTTGTTCCAATCGCCGCTGTTCCGGTTGCCGCTGTTCCAATCGCCGCTGTTGCAATCGCCGCTGTTCCGGTTGCCGCTGTTCCGGTTGCCGCTGTTGCAATCGCCGCTGTTCCGGTTGCCGCTGTTCCGGTTGCCGCTGTTGCAAAGTCCGGCGCAACCCTTTCCCGTATTCACAATTTCAAGCAATTCAGCCCACGGGATTTCACGCACGATTTCCAGCTTGTCAGTAGCGCACTTATCGCCATCTTCCACAACTTCACCATAGGCAATCACTTCCGCAACCTTGTTATCAGGATCAAAGCGGTAATACTGGAAGCAATCAGCCGCCACCTTGCAGAAGTGCATCCCCCGATCACACACGGAAGGGGTAACATCTTCTTCAAATTTTCCGGGGCAAGTGTACTGTTTATCCCGGCAAGTCCAATCAGGGTTGAAAACCTTGAACCCCTTAACTACTCCGTTTTCATTCATGCTGTTTATCCTCTCTTTCCTCAAACCGTGGGAACTTTGATCCCGGTGTACTCTGTGAATTTCACGGAAGATACAAAGTAACTCCATTTTGTCAGCTTCACCGCATAGCCCCACGGGAACACCCCATCACGCAAGCCCTGCATTACCCATTCTTTGGATTTTCCCATCAATTTAGCAATCAGGGGAACGGGAACATTCACACAAGCATCTTTTGAAATCGTTGCAGCGGGTTCAAACTGCTTGAAATAATCTTCCTGAACGCCCAAAGCAAGGGCGATTTCCTTCTTGCGGGCTTCCGTGGGTTCGTTCTTCCCGGAAAGGTATTGACTAATGGAAGATTTACCAATTCCGGTAAGGTCTGAAAGTTTGGATTGCGAAATATCCAATTCTTTCATAAGGTTTTTCAATTTCTCTGCAAAACTCATTGTTCACTTCATCCTTTCTTTGTTTAATTTTCAATCAACGGGGTTTTGTTGTACTGCTCCTGAATCCTGATCCGGTACTTTCCATTGACTTCTTCACGGGTAGAAATCCGAAATTCCGTTTTCTTTCCCCTCAAAGTTTCAAGGTAAGCCGCCGCTTCTTCCGGGGTATCAAATTCAAGAACCTTGTCAATGCAAGCTGCAATCACTTTCTTCAATGCTGTTCACCTTCTTTCTTAGCTTTCGTTTACGAAAGTTTTTCGGTAAAAAAATATTCCAAAATATCGTCTGTTGTCAGATCAAGCACTTCTATTGTTTTGGAAATCTCCGATTGTCTAAAGGGGATTTCTCCACGCAACTTTTTTGATATTGTGGCTTCCGAAAAACCCATTTTTTCACCAAACGCTTTTCTTGTTCCACACTTTTCAATGATTCTTCCGTTCAACTTTGCATAATCGTATGCCATTGTTTTTCACTCCTTTCTTAACACTCCAAATGATTTACAATATCACGGATCATTGCCGTTCCTGAATCGCAAGCAACATTGATTCTTCTTTTGCCGCCCTCAAATGTAGCGGTTACAATTTCGGTTTCCTTGTCGAAATCAAGGGAAATCAGGTCAGCCGCACCACGGGTTTTCTGTAAAACCTTGCAAAGCAATTTGCAAATTTTATCTTTATCTTCTGAATCAGAAGCGGCAACCAAATCAAAGGCTTCAATCTGTTCATCCGTCAAGGGCTTTTCATATTCAACATAGCCCCACGCATCCCGCCCGATTTTTCCCACATGGGAACGGGTATCGAAGTTTTCAATGTTCACAACCGGGTTATCAACGGGGTTCGGGAAAGTTCCCGGTGCAACAGGTCTTAAAGTGCTGTAATATCTATTCATTCTGTACCATTCCTTTCTTTTAGGGGGAAGCGGATTTTACTCCGCTTCCTCAAACTCTACATTGCAATCACCACAAATCACATGAACTTCTTTCGTTGCTCTGATAATGCAGCCACACACCGGGCAAACATATTTGCGGGTTGATTGTTTGGTTTTCGCCGCTCCCGGAAGTTTGGGAAGGCTTTTTCTGAAAAGCTGGAATTTCTTATCCTGCAAGCTGTCCACAAATTCTTGTGCTTCATCATTCAGGGTTGTTTTCGTCCAACCGTACTTTGAATCCTTTTCGACATTCAACCCGTGCTTTTCGGCGGCTTCCTTGTACTTCTTATTGTGATAAGTACCGCCCCGGCTTGTGTCCTGAACTCCAACTTGCAGATTGTAAAGGTGAACCATTTCGTGAAGCAAGGTTTCCGCTACCTTATCGAACGGGCGGGAAAGGTATTCAGCACAAATATTGATTTCGTAGAAGCCTTCTTTCTTCATTGCTTCAATATCTTCCGGCTTCATTTCGGATAAATCAGTAACCTTTTCCTGTGTACTCCAAGCCTTCCAAGCGGTACACCAACCGTAAGCACCCTTTGTTGTGTCCGGGCTAACCGTGATAATCGGTTTATCAAGTTCATTGTTATAGAACTTTTCGTTGAACTTTGAAAATAAGTTTTCAAGTTTTTCAATCACGGGCTTCAAACTCTGTTCGTTCATGCTTCACACCGCCTTTCTATCAATATGATTTCTTATCCAACTTCTTATAGGCTTCCAATTCTTTTCTATCAGGAAATTCACCCCAAAAGTCACGCTTCCAACCACCGTTAAAAAATCGTAAGCCTTGAAAATCATCTTTTCTACCAACAATCGGAATATCCTGAAAATTCATTCTCGTTCTTTTTTCGATCTTCAAAATCATTTCTTCTGCATACTCACAATCATTATCCAAACAGAAGATGAATTTTCCATCATATTCAAGCGTGATGTAGATATGACAACTACATCTGATTGTAAATCCTTTCTTGTCCATAATCACTTCATCCTTTCAAAACGCCGTTGCAGCGGCTTGTAAACTTTCGTTCCCGTAAGTTCTGAACATAGTATAGCATCGGAATTTCTGCTTGTCAATACATTTACGAAAGTTTTTTGAAAAATTTTTTAGTTTCTTTCGTTTGCGTATTGAAAACTTACGTTCAATGAAGTATAATATAAGATGAAAGGGGGTGAATACCTTGAACAAGGGCATACAGATACGGGAACGCCGGAAATTTTTGCACTTGACCTTGAAAGAAGTCGCCGCCGCTGTTGGTGTAGCAGAAGCAACCGTTCAACGGTGGGAAAGCGGCAATATCGAAACTATAAGGGCTGATAGAATCACGAAACTTTCTTCCATTCTCCAACTGCCCGTTGAAGAAGTAACACGGTGGTTCAGCAAAGAAGCACAATACAATGAATGGGATGAACAAGCCAACCACAAGAAAATTTGTTCAGAAGAAGAAATTGGGAAGTGCATACAAGAAGTATACGGAATAGACGCTTTACAAATTTTTTCAAAATTTTTTGAGTTGCCCGAAAAAGAAAGGGGGAAAATTACCGAATTACTGTCCGGCTATTCTAAATTGGATGAACTTGATCGTGCGGAAGTTCGGGGAAACGTCAAAGGAATCATTGATACTTTACTTAACGATCCCAAATATTCAGCAAAAGAAGAATTATCAAACGGAACAGCAATGTGATCTATGTTGACTTCAACCCCCACTAAATTCAACATGAATTCAACTTATAATTCATGTTGAAATACCTGAAAAATTCAAGATAATTCAAGATAATTCAAGTTGCTTTGTATTTATAAACAATATGTTTGTTTTTCTTCATGGATTTACACCGAATTGCTAAAGTAAGTATAGTAGTAATAAGGATTTTATCTTGAATTACTTGAATTTTGAAAGGTTTATTTCAAAATTCAAGTAGGAAGGTGATGAATATGTACCCTATTCAGCAATCTTCTTTTCCCGCAAAGAAAGAATTTGCTGTGAACAAATTGGAAATTGCTCTTTTTGATTGCCTATATTCCAAACTAACAGAAAGTGAAAACGGAAAAATAAAACTTATTAGAATGTCAAACGGTACTTTATCCGTTGAATACGCTGGTTTCCCAATCGGAAAAGTAAAATTGCAAGGTAGAAAATACAGTATGCAGATTATTAAAAGTCTTTACAAATCGTATACCGTTGAAGGGGATATTGAACAGTTCAAAGAAAAAATTACTGAATGGGTGGAATATATCAGAAAATATCTAAAATAAACAAAAAATTGCCCCGTCAGTGCTGCAACACCAACGGGGCTTGACCTTAAAAATCAGGATGAAGTGATTTTTTGGCGGTCTATTTCTATTATACCGCCGAAATGTGAAATTTTCAAGATAGGCGGTGAATCGTTATGAAAAATCCTAACGGTTATGGAACAGTAACCAAACTTTCAGGGAACAGGCGTAAACCGTGGATTGTGAAGGAAGGTGTTTCCGGGAAGCAAAAGCCCATCGGTTACACCACCACACGGGAAGAAGGTTTGATTCTGCTTGCTCAATACAACAATGATCCGTGGGATATTGAAACGGACAAAATCACCCTTCAAGAACTCTATGATTTGTGGCTTGAAAAGCGGGCTGTAAAATTGGGTGATTCAAATAAAAGTTCCCTGAAATCAGCATACAAGCATTGTTCCAAATTGGCAAAGGTCAAATATAAACAAATCAAATCATACCAAATGCAAGATTGCATTGATAGTTGCGGAAAAGGATATTCCACACAAGGGGCAATCAAAAACCTTTGGGGGCATCTTGATAGGTTCGCTATGGAATTGGACATAATTTCAAAGCAATGTTCCGACCTGTTGACCTCTGATCCAATCCCCGAAACAACAAAGGAAATCTTCACGGATGAAGAAGTTTCCCGGCTTTGGGAAAATGAAAAGCTGGAATGGGTTGATTCAATCCTTTTCTTCCTATACACCGGATTCAGAATTTCGGAAATGATTGCCCTGAAAACATCCAGCGTTGACCTTGAAGCCCAAACCATGACCGGGGGAACAAAAACCGCTGCGGGAAAGAACAGGATAGTTCCCATTCATTCAAAAATTCAACACATAGTTCAAAATCGTGTTGAACAATCAAAAAGCGGCTATCTGTTTGAGTACAACGGAAAGAAGCTGAATCAAACCCAATACCGGGAATTTTGGGCTGGTATTATGGATAAGCTGCAAATGGATCATACCCCGCATGAGTGCCGCCACACCTTCCGTTCACGGTTGGATTCAGCCGGGGCAAATAAGGTGTGTATTGATAGGCTTATGGGGCATAAGTCGAAGGGAACGGGTGAACGGGTTTACACCCATAAAAATATAGAAGAACTCAAAATGAACATTGAACTAATAACAAATTAGTAACAAAGAAAGCGGGAAAGCCCTATATAACAAGG